ATAATGCTGAAATGTCAAGTGTGTATAAACTTTGGACTGGTGAGAACTTTGATCCGGCAAGTAAATCTAACACTGGACACACACACGCATTATCAGACATATACAATTGGGGAAATTATTCTGCTCCTACATATGAAGGTATTTGGCCGTCAGGTGTTACTAAAGGTAATGGTAACTTTGCTGTCTTATGGCAAAAAAATAATTATGATTTGTATTTAAATGCTTCCAATTCAATAAATTTCCAAACAACTGATGGAACCACAAGAACGAATAAGTTTATAATTACTCCAACATTTGCGGAGTTCTTTGTATCGGCTAAAGTTAATGGGGATTTCACTACTACAGGTGCAATAAGTGCCAATGATGTGAATGCTAAAGTATTACGAGCAAATATGCCTGTAACTGGCGATGGTCCCGGCCAAGGTGCTCATATTGCTTTGTATGATAATGCAGGTGGAAAGGGTTGGTTATTCCAGCACGGATCTACTAATGACAGATTATCATTTATGCACCTTGATGGTGGTGCGGCTTGGAACTCTAAAGTATATTTCACTCAAAATGGTGATATTGCTGCCCAAGGTGCGATGATTGCTGGAATTTGGGCGGCAGGTACACATGTTGTAGGTGGTGGGTGGTCTTGGTCAGGTCATCAGACTTTGAATAGTGTTAATTGGTCTGGATTCATGCACAACGCCAATGGTGAAACTCTTATTGGTTCTACTAATAATATGTCATTAAGATTAGCAGTCAATCAAGCAGATATTGCAACAGTAACATCTACTGGAATGAGTGTATATAATAAGGTTACTGCTGGTAATGCTGGTGTTGGTAATTGGGTATATAATACAGATGGTGCATTCTTTGGACTTGCTTCTGAGAATAAAGAGTCATGGTCTGGTATGTTGATGGTTTATGGTAATCAATATCTAACAAGCCCGAATGATATACAATTAGCGTCAAAGAGTACTGGTGGTAAAGCAAGGTTCTTATTGGAAACAACATCTACAGCAGGTATCAATTCTTCTGCAGCGGCGTTTACTGGCGAATCTTCTACAATGCCAACAAATGCTTACAATTGGGGATTTTGTTTAAGAAATGATAGACAAACAGTTGGCTTATCAATCTTCATGAACGGATCTACAAGAAGTTTAGATGGTGGTCCAGATGCTGTTACTATTAGAAATGAAGAGGGTAAGTTAATTCTTGGACATACTTTAAAGCCTACTGAGATATTTGGATCATCATTTACTTATAATGGAACAACAGTATCGCTTAATGGACACACCCACTCATATCAACCAATTGGAGACTACTCACTTACAGGTCACACACATAATTTTCTTAATAATCTTGGAGGAGCCAACGATACAAGAAATATAGATAATGCTTATACCGATGGGACTTCACAATTTGCTTCTTATATCATATCCAATGCTACAGGAACTAATCCTTTCAATACACAACCAGGAAATAACCATTGTAAGGTATTGGAGATGTCATATACCGATGCTGGTAATTGGCATCACCAAATTTCGTTAGATTTCTTCACCGATTCTATGGCGTTCAGACGCAGAGATACCAGTGTTTGGCAACCTTGGAGAACATTGTGGCATAGCGGTAATCTTACTCCAGTATCATTAGCAGCAAATAATACTTGGACTGGTATCAATACTTATACGAACACAATTTATTATGATGGAAGTATGATTAGAAGATTTAATGGTTCAAATTATGGTTTAGGCATTAGTGAATCAATTACATTTAGTTATAAGTACACCATCAATGATAGTTGGGAAACATTTATGGGGTATGATATATCGGAGTTCTACCTCAGATCTAACAATAATCCTTTAAATATTGTCGGTGCAGCAGTTTCAATAAGAAACTCTGATACAAATCCAACAACATTGATTGAAGCTAAAAATGATTTGTCTGGACCATACATCAATATGTCATCTCCAAGAATTAGCATGACTGGACAGATACAGAATTTGGAAATTAAAAATTCACAATATTCCATAATAACATTAACATCACCAACTACAGCAACGACATCCTATTACAACTATAATTATGTTAACATATCTGATAATGCAGGAACTCTAAGATTGCCTTCAGCACCTTTAAATCCAGGAAAATGGTTTGCTGTATTTTGTCGAACTGATGGTGCAGGTGTGACATTTACATCAACCAGTGGTGGAATGGTAACAAATTGGGACGGTTCTTGGAAAGGATCATCATACACTCCTCAGAATACATCATTCCGATGTTTCATATTTAGGAGTAACGGAGAGGATTGGTTCATTAGTATGTAACTAAATAAAAGGAGAGTAGAAATGCTCTCCTTTTTAAGGACATTTATGGACGGAATATCAAAAGCATTAAACACTTCATTTCAAAAGGATATTTCTAAAAATGAAAAAGAAATAATATCCCTTGATGTTGAATTGGAATCTTTGAAAACAAAAAAAGAATTGTATGAGACCAAGCGTCTAACCCTTGAAGATAAAGAATACATGGCTCTGGAATTAAAAGAGCTTATTTCTTCCACACAAGAGGTAAGAAAGATATTGGAAGAAAATCTAAAGAGACCCCCACACAGAGCATCTGATGTTGAGGCATACTCTTTAATAATATCTCAGCTTACTGTTTTAGTTAGAGAACTCAGAATGCTAAACACTGATTCCGTTGGTGTTGAACTTACTCAGAGAAAGATGGATATGAAAACCGAATCTGTTCAGATTGGTACTCAGAATAATAATGTATTCCTATTTGATTCAAAATCATTGGACGCTATGATTAACGATGCCAAAGAAAACTCTCAGATTAAAAACATTGTAGCAGATTTTGATATTACTGATGTTAGATAAATATATAAAATGGAATTACACACATGAGATTTAAGGAATATTTTTACTCTAACAGAGATAATAAACAAGAGATTTTTGAATCTGTTTTTACCAAGTATTACGATAAGGGATACTTTGGTAAAATTTCAAGAACTATGATTAAAGAACAGCAACAAAGCTGGTTTCAAAAGTTTCTGTATATCCTTGAGGATAAAGATATGGATAATCTCATGTCAGTTCTCTCAAGCAGAGATGCTGTATGTACAAGAGAATGGTTCTCAAGAATATACGGTGTTGATATTGTAGAGAAAAGCAAGGATGATATTAAAGTCGTTGCTACAAGAGTTTTTAAATAAAAGGAACCAATAATGAAGTTTGAAGAATATGTTACATACCTGAAAGAAGGTCCAGATATTTCTGAAGAAATTAACGTAGCTGAACACGTTAATCTTAACAACGGTGGACTTGCAGGATTTGCCAGATATACCATTGAAGATACTCCTAACTATGCTACGACTAAAGAAATCATCTTCAATGCGGAACTCAAAGTCTCTAATATGGGTAAGAAGAGTTTAACATTTACGGCTTTAGCTGGGTCTACTGGCAATACAAAAGAAATGGTTAAAGCTCTTTTGAAGATTAAGGCAGCTGCTAAGAACGCTGCAGATTCCTATCTTGCAACAATAATGGAAGCATTTACTGAAAATGGATTTCAGTTTGTAACCAAATCTGAGCTGAAAGCTTTGGTGGATCAAAATACACACGCGCCAGCACCAGAACATAAAGAAGAGAAGACGGAAGAGAAAGAAACCGATGAATGGGACGAATTGGGGGATATATGATAATTAATTTAACAGAACAGCAAGAGAAGCTTTTGGTTGCAATCGCCAAGAAGCGCAATACTACAGTAGAGTCTATCGTTACATCTGAGAGCGTTAAGACCGTCATCCAGAATGAGATGAATTGGTTTGTAATGGCTAAGATTCAGAGTGGTGATGAGATTCCTGAGACACTCGTAACAGAGTTTGTTGCCAAGTATTCTACATCTGCAGCTCCATCCATTTAATAAAACAGACATTTGACTATATAGGATTGAAGGACAACTTCAGTCCTTTTTTATTTTAAGGAAAGACTATTATGTATATGGGTAACCCCTATCTAAGAGCTGAAGGCGAAAAAATACCAATGACACAGTATGAAGTGTCGGAATATATAAAGTGTAGAGAAGATATTCTTTACTTTGCAGAGAACTATTACTACATCCAAACTATTGATGATGGACGAATTAAAATACCTCTATGGGAGTTCCAAAAGAAAATGCTAAAGGTCTTTCAAGACCCAGCACCAAAGAGACACGTTGTTGTATTGTCAGCAAGACAGATGTCAAAGACTACTGTAACATCTTTATATTTTCTACACACGGCACTGTTTAGTCCAATTGAACAGAACTTTGCGATTTTGGCTAATAATGAAAGAACTTCCAAGGACATATTAGAGCGAATAAAGATGGCGTATATCAATCTTCCACTTTGGTTGCAAAAGGGAATATCGAATGATGGTGGATGGAATAAATCTACCTTAGTACTGGAGAATGGGGTTAAGATACTTGCAGCATCAACATCCTCAAACTCAATTCGTGGAATGACAATAAATTGTGTTGGTGAAGATACTAAAGTTAATTTGCGTTCCAAAAAAACTGGGCTAATTAAAGAAGTGTCTGTGAAAGATTTGGAATCCATTTTGAGGAATTCATGAAAAAACATTATGTGTATAAAATAACCAATTTGTTAAACAATAAAATTTATATAGGATATCATGCTTCATCAGATATTGAAAATGATACATATATGGGATCTGGTAAATTAATAAAGAGAGCTATTAGAAAAAATGGAGTTATTAATTTTAAAAGAGAAATTTTGTTTGTGTATGATACAGAAAATGATGCCAAAGATAAAGAACGAGAATTGGTAAATATTGACTTTGTTAATGAAGATTATACATACAACATAGCACTTGGAGGGTTTGGTGGAGGTCTTATTGGTGAGACTAATCCATTTTTTGGAAAACACCATACTAAAGATGTGTTAGATAAATTATCATCTCTTGCAAAATTAAGAACCCATTCTGATGAAACTAAGAAAAAAATATCCGAAAGTTTATTATCTTCTGAAGCCTTTAAAGCATCTATGAATGACGAACGTGCTGAAAAGATAAGCAAAAGTAGAAAGGCTAATTCTAAACCAAAAGTAGTTAAAGAGAAACTTCCTAGAAAAAAAGTTAATAATTGGTGGACTGGGACAAAAATTAATAAAGATCCAGAAAAGATTAGAAAGACTGCAGAGAAACAAAGAGGCAGAACGTTTTCAGATGAGCGAAAAGCCAATATATCTAAAGCCCTAAAGGGTAAATCTTTAGGAGAAAATAACGGAAACTTTATTGGTTACTACATCACACCGTTTGGTAAATTCCCCTCATTAGTAAGCGCATCAAAAGAGATCGGTAATGCACCAATATGTATCCGAGATCGGTGTGTAATCAAAAATTGTAACACTGTAAAGGATTCAAGTGTGAGAACTGATAAAAAGATAACTACTGATATGCTTGGTAAAACCTGGAAAGAACTTGGATGGGGATTTGAAGAAGTTATAAAGGATGTTACCAATGGGAAATCATAAAGAATTTTTAGAAAATGCTGAGTGGGAAGTGTTAACTCCAGATGGATATCAAGACTTCAAGGGACTTTCTATTGGGAAAAACAAAGTAGTCAAAATTACTTTGGAAAATGGAATAGAATTGACTTGTACTGCAGATCATAAAATATTCTACACCTTAGATGATTGTAAAGCATGTGGTGAGTATGTTGTTGGTGAATCAGTGTATACCTATGATGGGATTAAAAAAATTACTGATATTAAACACGGTGATACTTCTACAGTTTATGATCTTGTGGATGTTTCTAATGGTAATAGATTCTATGGTGACAGTGTGTTGGTGCACAACTGCCTGCTGATTGACGAATGCGCCTTTGTTGCGGACTATATATGGGACGACTTCTTCAACTCTGTTCTTCCAACTATTTCTGGTGGTAAAAAATCTAAAATTATAATGGTATCTACACCAAAGGGTATGAATCACTTTTATAAGATTTATAGAGATGCTGTACAAGATCCGGAATCGAACTTTAGGGCGATAAAAATACCTTGGTGGGAAAGACCTGACCGAGATGAAGAATGGAAAAAAAGGACATTAGCTGATATGGGTCAAGATTTACAAAAATTCCAACAAGAGTACGGTTGCCAATTTCTAGGATCATCAAATACTTTGATTGATCCAGAAGTTTTGGAAAGAACTATATGTAAGAATCCGACTGACTTAAAGTATGGTGGAGCTATGAGAATATATGAGACACCTAAGCCGGGAGAGTTCTATATCTTAGGTGTTGACTCTGCTAAAGGTAATGGGTCAGATTATTCTACAATCCAAGTTCTGAAGATAGAATCAGAACACAGTATAACTCAAGTAGCTGTTTATAGAAACAACCTCATTGGACCTGATGAGTTTGCTCAGCTTGCAATTGGTATATCTGATTATTACAATAAAGCCTTTATGATGGTAGAGTCTAATGATATTGGTGAGTTGGTTGTAAATAAAATCTGGTATGATTATGAATGTGACAGAATCTTGAACTGTGACAATAAGGGATTAGGAATAAGAGCTACAAGAAAATCCAAACTTGCAGGTAACCTTCTACTAAAAAGATATCTGGAGAATGGGTGGTTGGAGATTGTGGATGATAAGACTCTTTACGAACTATCACGGTATGAAGAAGTCTCTCCAAACGTATTCCATGCTGCTGGACAGAATGAACATGATGACACTGTCACATCAATGATCTGGGCACTTTACTATTTGACAACAGTTTACTACGACAAGGATGATAATTCAATGTCGGATGTCAGAAAGATTGATTCAAAATACAGATTTGAACAAGACGAATCTCCAGTATTCATCGGTGATAATGATAATGACTTCGGTTCGGGAACATGGGAGATGTATTGAGTGGAGTTTTACTAAATACTTAAAAGTAATAATAGGAGATTTCATAAATGCCACAAGTTACAAATTATCCTGGCACGATTATAAATGAGATTGACGATTCCTTGGCATCAACCCCAAGTTATGGTTCATACGCCGTAACTATGGGTCGTGCCACTCAAGGTATTGCCAATGCTAAGGTTCTCGTCAACTCTGTATCCCAGATGGTTGATACATTTGGACCGCCAGTCATTAAAGGTTCTTACCCATTAGTTAGTGCTGTAGATTACGGCATTTACTCAGCACTTCAGCTTCTTAACGAGACTGGAAATCTTTGGTATGTTCGTCTTACAGATGGAAGCGAAACATATGCTGGTGTGATTGTATCTGCAACTGGAACATCCGCTGTAGCACCCACTTCATACACATCAGCAGTTTCTGCAGCAGCAACATCCACATATACTGGTCAGTACGGAAATGGTAATACATTCTCCGACAATTCTGATTTGCGCTCCTCACCAGGAACAAGTGCAATTAGATTCACCTCTGTTGGACCAGGATCTTACGGAAATAACTACGCTATTTCTGTTGAGTCTCCTACAGTTTCAAGCACATGGGCTAATTCATACGATACTATCACTTCTGCAGCTACAGCTAAATGGAGAAAGATTTTCAAGGTATCGGTATATGTTAAAGGCTCTACAGATGACTGGACTGGACTTTCTGAAACAGCTGCACCAGAAGAAATCTTCTATTGCTCAACTGATTACACCTTGGTTGATAACAGTGGAAATAGCTTGTTTATCGAAGACGTTATTAACGGATCTTCAAAATATATCTATGTAAGATCTGGTACTACTAACGGTCTACTCCCAGGAACTGTTAATATCACTCCTCTTGTTAGTGGTGCTGATTCATCAGCATTCTCATCACCATTGGATTCAACTGGCGCGGCTTGGAACTTCTTTGCTAACAAGGAAACATCTCCAATCAATGTTGCTCTAGCATTACCAAAGGCTATGAATGGATATACGACTAAAGCAGAACTTGATTCCATAAACACTGTGCTTACTCAGAGATATGACTTCATAACAACATTGCAGACTGGTGGATTGTCTGCTTATACTGAAGCAGCAATCAAGATAGATAATGGAGTTGTAACAATTCCATCTGATCAGTCTTACTATGCCAAGTATGTTGGTTGGACATTGGTTTATGACGCATACAATTCCTCAAGAGTCTACCTTCCAAATAGCATCTTCGCTGCAGCAGTAATGCTTCGCACTGATAGAACTACTAATCCATGGGAAGCTCCAGCAGGTGTCGAGAGAGGCTTGATCCCATCAGGTAAGCAAAACTTTGAGATTACTCCAGCTGTCGGTGGAAAGCTATACGACATCAACTTGAATACCATCAAGTTCATCAATGGTACCGGTAACGTCATCTGGGGTCAGAAGACTGCTCAGTTGAAGAATACTGCAAGAAATAGAATCAACGTCCGCAGAGCTTTGCTTTACATCGAGCAGAATGTTGAGAAGATTTTGAACAACTTCCTCTTCCGTGGAAACACTGTGAAAGAGAGAGAGCGTGCAACATCAATGGTCAATTCATTCATGCAGACAGTTCTTGCCGGCGGAGGCGTTCAGTCATACAAGGTTGTATGTGACGCCACTAATAACAACACATCATCCAACACACTTGTTGTGGATCTATATGTTCAGCCTACATATACCATCGAGTTTATCAAGTTGAATACTATCATCTCCGCAAGCGCTGTGAACACAACGGAAGTATAAGGAGTAAATAATGACAAGTATGTATATTGAAGGAAGAAAGATAAAAAACTTTGCGGATATCCAAAGAAACTTCCTTTATGAGGTATCATTCTCAACTGCCCACTCTCTCGTTCCAGGATGGACTGAAGAAGATGTAACACTCCGTGCACGTTCTTTCTCCATTCCTCAGAGAGGTAATGAGCCGATTGAATCTAACTTTGGTGCTATGAAGCAGTTCTTTCCTGGAAAGCCTACTTTTGGTCACACTATTCAGATTCAGTTTGAAGAGACCGAGAGTCAGGGTGTTCAGAGATTCTTGCACGCTTGGCAACAGAGAATATTCAATCTAAACTCTGGTCATGCCGTTCATTCAAGAAAACGTGGAGATAATGGAACATTTATTGATAACAGTAACGCTACTGGCATCTGTGATGTAGTTACAATCAAGGCTTTCCGTTTTAATGGAGAAGCTCTTGAGAATAAGTATTATCTTTTCAATGCATGGTTACAGAATGTGGATGATGTGAATATTGACTATTCTCAGAATGATGCAGTTAAGTTCAATGCAACTTTCCAGTTTGACTTCTGGACTTATGGAACAACATTCCCAGTCTTTAATTCCAACGGAACATCACCAACAGAAACAATCGGTGTCAATTTCGGAATATTTGAGTAATCATGCCGGGCTTTATGAATGATAATGGATCTCTCACTAACCGTACGCGAGAGTTCTATCTATACAAAACTATTCAGAGAGCCTACAATTTCATGGTTATGTTTGATGAGACTAATGATACTGGAAAAGTCTACGGAAATGTTATGGGAGGCTTATCCAGTTATCATGCAGTTTCAGTAGACGTTCCAGATTACGCTTTTGCGAAAGAGCAATTTAAGGCTGGGCCCTTCGTCAATACCTTCCCGGTTTTGAATCACGAAGGGTTCGCCTTTTCTATTAAGATGGAAGAAGATTTTCAAGGCAGAGTTAAAGAGCTGATAATGCACTTAACTTCAAGAATTATAAATGCTAATGGCTATTATAATAAAATGTCTAATATGTTCATACCACAAATTGTAGTTGATGTATACAGAGATAATGGCGACAACATCTGGAAGATAAAGTTTCTTAATTGTTATTTTATTAAGGCAGATGGTGGCACATATGATTTCTCTTCAGGTGAAAAAATAACATACAGTCTTGAGTTCAATGCCGATCATGTTGAAGTTGTATCTGGACAAGGTGCAGTAAATCAACTTAAGATCCGTGAAGATTATTGATACACTATATACTTTTATCGAGGTAATTTATGCGAAAAGTAAAAATGATGGACGTGGAAGATCACGTTCAGTTGGAAAATGCAATAGCTCAGGAACAGCAGCAAACAATCCCTACTAATTTCTTTGAGATTAAGGGACTTCCTTCTAAAGGAAAACTCTATCCTGCTGGAACTACTATTTCTGGTAGACCATTCACAGTGAGAGAAGTCAAGAGACTGGCTACTATGAATGAAACTAATCATCATGCCATCATAAAGGAAGTGCTGACTTCCTGTGTAAGAGGCATTGACATCTCCAAGCTATTGGTTTCTGATAAGATTTATATTATATTTTGGTTGAGAGCAAACACTTATAAGGACGCGCACTTTACAACTCCTTATGTTTGTGAGCATTGCGGAAGAGAGAATGAGTTCTTCTTTGACGTGGCAGATTTTGATTTTACATATCTTTCGGATGAGTTTAAGGAAAGCGATCTAACAATCACTCTTCTAAACGGTCATACGTTAGAATTAAAATATCTTTCAATCGCTGACGAAGATAGAATAAATCAATTTAAAACTCAGCTCAAGTCTGGTTTGTCACAGTATGATGATGTTGATATTGCAGTATCGTCAATGATTAAGACTATCAATGGTCAGCCAGTTACTTTGAAAGCTGGTTGTGAGTATCTTGGAAATATTGATCCGATGAGTTGGGCACAGTTGAACACCTTTATTGAAACAATAGACTTTGGAGTTAATCCAGAGATTGGTGCCAAGTGTAAGTATTTTGATTGTGGCGAGGTCAGTAACGTGAGGATCACCTTTCGTTCAGACTTCTTTATTCCCAAGTATAACGCTGGATGATATATTAGAAGTTGAGTTCCAATTGGGTTTGGAACTCAACATTCCTTACTTTGACGACTTGGATTACTACCAAGTTATCTGGAAGTATGATAGGCTTAATAAATATAAATTGGAGAGGAATAATAATAAAAAGAACTCTCTAATGGATATGATGAATGGCTAACCCAAAAGAAGTAGAAAAGAAATTAGCTGAATCACTGACTGCTCTACAGCGGATGTCTACAGAACATCTACTGTCCGTTGAGCAGTCTTTTTCGTTTCAGAAAAGATACTTGGAAGCGAAGAAGGATGTTGATAACTCTGTAACCAAACAGCTAAACTTTATCAACAACTCCTTTAGGGATATATTTGTATCCAACAATAAGATTGATACTAATCGGAATAAACTATACTCAGACATAACTGAAGGATTAAAAGTAACCGCATCTGGAATGAAGTCTCAAAAGGACTTTGTCAAATCCTCTTTAATATCTGATAAGAAATCATTTCGTTCAATAGATAAACTGATTGGTAATATAACTTCTCAGAATGACTTAACACGAGATAAGACTGATGACTTTTTAAGAAACACTGAAAACCCTTTAGAGACTCAGATTGATTTACTTAAAAGCATCAACAGTAAAATTGGTAATCTCACTGGTGGAAAATCGTCTGGGTTCTTTGACTTCCTTATAAACGGATTGCCAAAGATTATATCCGCTCTTGGCAATATAGCTCTTGGTGGTGGAGAACTTGCACTTGGTGCAGGAGCTGGCGCCTTGTTTGGGAAATATGCCAAATGGTTTAGTCCAATAAAGACCGCTAAGAAAGCACTCAAAGCTGGAAAATATACTGGAAAGATTATTGAATATGCTGAGAAGTTAAAAGATCCTCTAGCTATGGGGGCTAAGATTGTATCAAAGATTGCTTCACCTAAGAAGATGGTCGCTGCTGGCGTACTTACTGCTGGAGCTATGGGTACAAAAGCTTTACTATCTGATGATGAATCTCCAACACCGGAGTTCCGAGCTAAAGGCGGATTAGTTAAACAGAATAAGCCATACATTGTAGGTGAGAAGGGACAAGAGTTATTCGTCCCAAAAGAATCTGGAAACATCATACCAAATAAAGTGTTAAACAAAACATTAAATGGAATGATGAGTGAACAGAATACATCTATATCTAATGGTATAACAAAAACAGTCAAATCACTAACAACTCCTTTGGATAAAAACATAAAGAAGTTCTCTAAAGGTATTGGTGAAAAGAACAAAACATTTACCGAAGAGTTTAATGAATGTGTTAAGTATTTCAAAGATACCTTATCAAAGTTCATAAGTAAGATTCCTGGATTCGGTGGAGATAAGCCACCAGAACCTCCTAAAGAGCCGCCTAAGAATGATGCTGGTGATAGTGCTAAGACTGGATCTAAAGCTCCTCAAGAGGCTCCTAAGACTCCAGAAAATAAGCCAAAGATTGCATCACAGACAAATGATGTTATTCCAAAAGATAAAACTCCTAAGGTTGAGCCAAAAGTTGAAGCACCTGCACCAAGAGCTAAGAAGATTGAATTTGATAGGTTCAATCCAAAAGCACCTGTTGAACCTGTTAAGGCCAAAGCTAAAACGCCGTCAATAGTTCCACAAAGCTATCATGGTGAGTTCAAAGTTCCAGAAACTGGAGTTAGAAAGTTACATGATGGTGAGATGGTTATTCCTGCGTATGAATCAGAAATGGTTAGAGCTGCTTCTGAGTTAAGTAACAGTTACTCTATTCAAAAACAAGTGCCGGCTAATAATGACAAACCAAAATTGGATGAAGCATTTTGGATGAAGACATTTGTACCAGCATTTGCAAAAGCTATTAAGGTTGATAAGAAAGTTGTATCTGATGCCATTATAAGAAACGCATCAAATCCATTCGGGTAAACCATGTTAGAACAAGAAAGAGATATATTACGACAGTCTAACAAGCAGATAGAATCTGTGTATGGTTACATGGACATATTACTCGCTGCTTCCGAAAAGAAACAGAAGAGAAAGTATGATGGTCTAACAACAGGAATAGCTAAAGTCAAATCTATTTCCAACCAATTAGCTTTTGGTTATGAAAAGAAAGACGGATCTCTTATTGGTAAACTAAACTCTATGATTGGAAATTACATAGAGCGTAGAGAAAATACCAATAGAGAAATGTCTAATGATAGGATTAAGACATTAGGGCAAAAGTTAAAAACATTATCCACACCGAAGAGATTAGACACGACAAATGATTTCCTAAGAGTTGATACTCAGAAGAATGATATTGTCACTCAGCTCTCTATCATGGACAAACTGCTGGATGTTAACATAAAGCCTTCAGTTAATTCTAGTTCTACATCTACTCCAAAGACCGAAGAGAAAGAAGAATCTCCAGACCTTATGAAAGCCGCTGGTGTTTTAGGTCTACTTGTTGCTGGTAAGAAACTCCTATCGAAAGGCGGTAAAGAGACTGTAGAAAAAACTGGAGAGAAAGTTGCAATTAAGACAGGCGAAGCTATTGCGAAGAAAGCGATCGGTAAAGGACTGAAGAGAATAATTCCATTTGCTGGCGTAGCGTTTTCTTTATGGGATATTGCATCATCTCTAAAGGATGGTATTGGAGATTATAGAAGATTCTCAAGCGCGGGCAATACAGCTGCAGCTAAGTCTGCTGTAGGATACACCTTACTCGGAACTATGGGTGGATTGCTTGGTGTTGTAGGATCATTGGCTGCAACAACTGGTGTTGGTATTCCAATAGCTATTGCGATAAATGCTGTGAGTATTGGTTTGAGTGTTATATCTGATATGCTCAGAGAGAAGAATCTTGAGAAACATAAGGTTGAAGAAAAGCCAAAGACTCAAGTATCAACTCCAGAAGTTCCACTATCAAATGATACGAGTAGTTTATTCACACAATCAGATAAGATTGTGAAAGACACCAATAAGAAAATTGCAAAGTCTTTAACTGTACCAAAGGAAAAGATTGAGAAGAAATGGTATGAAGATATATTTCCAGACTTTGTAGTTAGAGCAGCATCAACTGTAAGTTCTGCAGCAGGATCTGCATACGAAGCAGCCAAAACATATATGTCTGGTGGATCGGGAGTTGGAAGAGTCTCATCTGGTTATAATGTCGAAAGAGACTTGGACCATACTGGTAAAACTAGAACACATAAAGGTATAGATATTGCCGCTCCAGTCAATACACCAATTTATGCACCTTCAGATGGTACTATTACATACCGAATGAATAGAGGTGGAATTGGAAAAGGATTTGGTAAGTATTCTATTTTATCATCTAATGGTTACCAAGTATTGTTTGGTCACTTGAATGAATATGGAATAAAAGCTGCAGATGGGAAAGTTAAGAAAGGTGACATCATTGGTTATGTTGGAAATACTGGAGCGAGTAAGGGAAATCACATTCACCTTCAGGTATCTAAATCCAATAAAGTAGATGATGTGCTGATGTCTAAGGCTGGCAATGATAAGACCATGAATCCTATAGCATGGCTTGCGGATTCTAAAATAAGTCCAAATGATTTAATAACAAAGAAAATGGCAGCTTATGAGAAAGGAACTAATAAGATTGCAAAATCTGGTCTAGCCCTTGTGCATAAAGATGAAATGATTATACCTAATAAGAATGCTTCAAAGATTAGATCTGTTATGGATGCAAGACAGACTATCCAACACGAAGTCACTGAGGATATAAGTGAAGATTTCTGGATAAATACCTTTATGGTTGAATTAGCAAATGTTGTTAAATCCGAATACCTTGGAGTAACTAATGGCGTATAACGTAGAAAAGAAAGGTGTATGGTCCATATATCATTCGACCGGGTCTGGAATACCTTTGGCTGCTGATGAAATGCAATTCAATATGTCATTTCGCACTCAACCAACAGGTATAGCGCCGTCTGAATATTGGTATGATGTATGGGGATATCTCACTGATGAGTTTAGTTACAGTAGTAATGCTAATTATGAAAATGTTTGGAACCCACAAGACATTCTTCCAACACCTTTGGCAAACTTAATTAAAGATGAAACCCAAAGATCATTTGCAACTTATGGTTATGCTACAAAGAAAACATTCACCAATAACACTTCTCAGTCTATAACTTTGAAATGGAGAACAGTATCTCACTCAAACTTAAAACATGGTGGAGTAGTCAATGCGGATAATGGTGAGACTATGTATACCAATCCGGTTATGATTGCCAAGAGTTTGATGATGGCAACAATGCCAACTGTTGGTAAGAATGCTTTTTGGAATTTCACAAGTGTTAGTGAACAATTAGGACAAGTTGCTAAGGAAGCAATAACTGTTGGTGCTGGTATGTTGAATGCGATAGCCAATCCTTTAGACACCGCATCAAATACCATAGATGCTATGGCTGCTGGTGGCGGAGTAATGGCTTCAGTTACCGGTGCAGCAAAGACTGCTGCTAATAACTTATTTCCAAAGCATCCACCAATATGTCAATTGATGATAGGTAGTATGTTTAAGAAAGATTTTATGGTTGTTAAAAATGTTGAGGTTACATTCTCAAAGGAGTTTTTTGAACCAGGAGTTCCTCTTTATGGTGATTATACTGTAACATTAGAATCACTATTTAACTCTTCTAACCAAACGGATCCTTCAGATGAAGTTAAATTCGGCACCGGGCTCATATCATCAACAAAGAGTAGGGTTATTGATTTAGGAGCTAATAAACCTAAACAATCATCAATAGCTGTTGCTGGAACTCCGCCTTCAGCAAACCAAAGTATGGCAAATATGTTAATGCCCAATATGATACCTACACCAATGCCACAAGCAAGTCAGGCGGCTCCGATGCCAAATATATCAATGCCTTTACCTAAACTCCCGAGTGCAAGTCCAACCACTTCTGCACCAGCTATGAATCCAGGATTTTCTACAAGAATGGGATGGAATAAATGAACAGATTTAATAGAAGCGATTTTTATCCTACAGTTGTCACTAATGGTATTGCTGAAAAAGATATGCTTCAGAATAAGTTTAGGAAGTATGTGTTTAAGAATCCATTTTCAACATACACTTTGAGATATGCTGACTACATGAGACCGGATCTTATTTCGCTTAATATCTATGGCACACAAGAGTATTGGTGGATCATCCTAAGATGTAATCCTGAATTGGAAGACATCTGGAATGATTTTGGATATAGTGATAAGTCAGTTATGGTGTATGCTTCATCAATTGACCCTTCCATAAATAGTTCAAATGATTATCAGATAGCTGTGGATGAGAAAGAGTTTCTTTATCCTAATGCGTTTAAGGTCGGTGAGAGAATTAACATTCCTGACTTAGCTGATATACAAGACTTTTATACATTTTCCAGATCGAATTAATTTATGAATATTGGTGGTAAAAATTATCAGATAAAGATGTCTATAAATGATATAGATGTTCCTGCACAAAACATTGTGGCCTTCACTTTAAGAGAGTGGGTGTTTTCACAATGTACAGAATTGGAATGTACATTTTTAGACACTGGTGTTTTCAGTGAACACTTCCCTCTTTATGAAGACTCTAAGGTACATATAGAAATTTCTACAAATCCTTCCGAACCACCGTTCATAGTTGATATGTCTGTATGTGATTTCATTGTTGATAAATCCAATTCTGGTTCTTTGATAGTAGCTATAAAGTTTACAGCTTTGCCA